GCGGCGGTGTCAAAGTCTCCAGTGGCTAACCCGTACAACTGACCGGGAAGCTGAGCCATAGCCCCTACACCTTTTGCTATCCCTAGCAAAGGATCGGTAATGGCCTCTCCAAAGGTGCGCTCTGTGCTTTGTTTGGGAGCAAATTGAGGATACGCCTTATAGATCCGTTGTTTTGCTTCTGCCTGACTTACGTTATCAGGCACCTCAATGATATCCCCATTGGGCAATTCAACATCATAAGGCATATTTATTTACCCCAATTGATCAAGTGAAATTCTTTTATTGCCAGATGGCGTATTAGTCATTTCCAAAGGTTTGGGTATTCCATAAGCCTGACCAAATCTTTGATATTGCGACATCAAAAGTTTTTGCCGCTCTTGATCGTACACGTTATTTATACTCTGCAAATCTCTGGCATGAGCCGCTTTAATTTCTGCCGCTCTGGCTTTGTCTTCAGCATTGCCAGTCAAAGCCATTTGTTCAACTGTTGTTTGAGCTTTGCTTTGGAAAGCTTTTTCAGCTTGGGTAAGATGAAGAACCCTAGTGTGTTCGTTGTTGTCAAGAGCTTTTTGGAACCCGTTAAACCCTTGGTCTTGTCTCAATATTGCATTACTTGCATTGTCTTGATCAATCTTCATCTTTGCTATCAACAGTTGTGTTGCATTATTAGCGGCAGACGAATCAGCACTAATACGTTGTTGAGCAATATGACCAAACGCAGAAGCAATAGATTCACCAGACTTGGCTTTAAGCTCTGCATCCTTACGAAGGATGTCGGTTATAGCGTTTACACCAGAAAGTTCTTTCTCTAGATCTCCAACCTTCCTGGCATTTTGAACATCAACGATATGCCCACTGAGTTGAGCATTGGTCAGTCTGCGGGTAGTATCCGCTTCCGTCAATTTACGTTCTTCATCCCCAACCCGTGCCATGCCTTCACCGTTACGGTTTGCGGCAAAATCACGCATCAATTCTCTAAACTGCCTTGAGCCAAAACTTTCCTTGCGCCCCTTGGCGGCAGTGTCGTACTCATCTTGAGCCCGACGATACGCAGCAAGTTGTTCAATACCCGGCATGGGTTGAGCTTCCCTAGCTGCTTTTAATTGTGCAAGTAGCGCCCTTTGTTGAGACACATCTGTGCCCGGAACAGCAGCTTGCCCTTTTGACATCGCCGCCAGAAGACCCTCTAAATCCGATTGACTTGTAGGAACCCTGGGCGCTGATGGGCCAGCTTGAGATGCCTGCCTTACTGGACGGGCTTGTTCACCTGTTTGCTGCGGCATTTCCCTCGTATCCATCATTTCAACGGGAGGGGCGGTCGGCAAAAGACGGGTATCCTTTTGGGCTTCTACTGTATGGGTTCCTTCTTCTGGCCGAGCCGTAAGCCTAGTTGACAAAGCCGCCAACAAATCTTTTTGTGCAGCTTCAGCTTTTTGTTTGGCTTCTGCAAACCCTTGCGGATCATTTTGTCTTTGCGTAGATCCGTACCGTTGCAACAAAGCATTGGCTACCGCCGCTTCTGCCTTTGCTCGTTCCAATTGGGTATTTTCAGAAGGACGCTCGAAAGACTGGCGCAATAACCCGGCAGGCCGAGATGCTGCCTCAAGCTCTTCTGCCGAAGGCACATCAGACCCATCAGGCCCAGCAAAGCCTAGAACACCACCAGATTTAAACCCACGCATATTGTGTGCATTTAAACTAGCAATACCACCTTTAGCCATTTGCTGGGGCTGCTGTTGAGCCTGTTGGGCCTGGGCCATCATTGCCTGCTGGGCCTGTTGTTGCTGTTGGGCTTGGATCTGCGCTCCTGTCCCTACATTCTGAGCAATGCTTGCAATGCCGTTTTCTTGTGGTTGCGGTTGACCCGGAGGTGGGGGCGCAGAAGGTTCTTGAGGGGGCTGTCCTGACATAGCCTGCTGTGCAGCCTGTTGGGCCTGAATAGCAATTGTCGGCCCTGCTGGCCCTTGTGTAGAGGGAGGGTTTTTCTGCAACGCCTCCATGCCCCTTTGCAAAAGCATCAGTGCGTTTAAACCACCAGAAATAACGGCTGGGTTAGGCATTTGTTATTCCTTATGGCTTTTTGCCGTTAAGCAATTCGTCTACAGATTTGTACACATCCTGTCCTTGCCCGATAGCCTTACCAATATCCATTGCCGGAGTAGTGGCTGTGCTAGAAGTAACAGTAGACACCGGCAGACCTCTGTACAAAGCTTGCGTAGCAAGGATGTTAGCCATCGGGGCGTTACGCTCTTCTTCAAACGCTGCTTTCTTGGCTGCAATCCCTTGAGCCTCAATATCCCGCTGAGCATTACCGGCAGCAGTCATTGCGTTAAGGTTAGCAAGACCAGCAGTGTTTTGGATAGCGCCCAAGTTGCCTTGAGAGTTGTACGCTCCCAATTGATCTTGAAGCGCATTTAACCCAAATGTATTACCGTACTGTCGTGACTGCTCGGTCTGGCTTTGAGCCAAATTACCATACTGCGCTTGCTGTTGTGCTGCGGTCATAGCCTGATTCGCCCCAAACTGTCTAGATGCTTCGTTAGCATTTAAACCAGCCAGCCCGTACTGAGCAGTGTTTTGAGCGTTAGACAGAGCTTGATTTGCGCCAAATTGCCTTGAAGCTTCATTTGCCTGCTGCGCCTGTAAGTTTCTGCCTTGATCAGAATTAAACTGAGTCATAGCATTGTTGTAGGCCGTATTGTAGCCCTGACCCGTAATGTTAGCCAGATTGGTGCCAAGATTCCTTTGGGTCTCTGTATCCATCAAGGCGCCCCTACTACCGCCAAATGCCCCCGCCTGAGTGGCCCTGGCGGCATTAGCCATCTGCGTCATTTGAGATTGCCGACGAGCCTCTGCCAACTGAGGATCAAGAGAAGCTTGTAAGTACGGGTTCATGTACTGTTGAGCTTGCTCCGCACCGAACGTATTAGACGTTATATTTGATGCGTTATAAGGACTCGTGGCAGTGTATTGATTGGCATTGTTTGATGCTTGGTAAGCACCCGGCGCAGTAAACTGATTTGTCATTGTGGCGGGGGTGTAGCTCAACTGCCCCATCTTTGCTGCCACATCTCCAGCCCCAGCCGCCGCTTGTGCAATGCTTCCTGGGGTAGAAAGATTGCCTGCTGCTGTAAACGCCTGCTGCTGTAAAGGAGAAGTTCCAGCAGTCAATGGGCCTTTATAAGCCTGATAGGGCTGTTTGGCAATTGCCGTCCCCCTCTGGATATAGTCAGAAATACCCGGCCCAGCCCAAGAAGATAGGTTGGATTCATTGGTTGCTGGCATTCCTGTAGCCGTTGTTCCAGGGGCTTTAACCAAGTCTCCTGTTTCAAAAGCAATTGCCCCACCATTGGCATAGGCAGGTAAAGCAGCCAAGCCACCGGGCATAAACTTTTCAGGGTTGATCTGTTTGCCTTGTTTGGGGTTGCCAGTCCTAGCCTTACGAACCCGATCCATCATCTTATACAAGACATCAGCACCCGCAGTGGAGTTGCCATTCCCCAAATGAGAAACAACATCCGCAGGAATAACAAACTCACCATGACTTAGCTTAGCTGCTTGTGTCCCATCAATAGTGGTATCAAGCTTATCCGCCATACCATCAGTAGCGCCGTGTAAATACCTGCCGCCATGAGCTAGGTTGGCAATACCACCCATTGCAAACCCCCCTAAGTTGGCATTCATAGTTTCTTGTAGAATATTACCGGTATTAGCTTGTGCTAGTATAGGATTGGTTCCATTAAAACCAATAATGTCCCCTGGCTTTATGTCCATTGTCATGGGGCGATCATCCGGGCCTAAATTAGACTGCCATCCGGTTGGCGGTGGCTCAACAGCTAAACGGTTTTCTTGGTTATCAAAAAGCCTCCCATCCATATAAAACTTGCCTTCTGGCACGGCGCTACCATCTGGCATTACAAACGAAGGTACACCGGTTTTTGGTGTAAACGATTCACCCGGTTGCAATGGCCCAGCTTGATCGTTTTCTTTGGGGCCAAAGTCTTTAGGTAAAGAACCAAGTCCTTTCCTGCCCAAGTAATCAGCCAACGGGACACCATTTACTGTCGGAGCAGGAGCAGCCTCGCCCTTTTTACTGTAAGAAATGTCTGTAAATTGCCTACCGCCCATTACAGGCTTGCCGCTGTAAGGCTGGTACTCTGGTTGTTCTATCTGCTGCATATTGGCTACATACGCATTAGGATCAATCGTGCCTTTCCATCCGGGAGAGGCATTGGGCTTATTCATGCCCATAGCAGCGCCAAGCAAAGTTGCTAAAGCAGCAAGGCCAGCAGGGGTGGTTGCTTTGTCTAGGAGTCCCTTTAATACATTTGAACCGCCTCCAGCAGATCCACCACTGGATGATCCACCTATTGCATTGCCCCCGCTTTTTGTAACCTCTCCAGTTACTGGATCTGTGTATGTAATAACTCCAGAATCATTTGGAATAAAATCTACAGTTCCATCTGGATTTGTTACATATGTGCCGCTCTTATTCGTATATGCACTAGTACCATTTGCCCCACCAACTAATGGGTTTTCTAGTTCATAGCGCGCATTGGCATCTACTTTAGTTACCTCTGGCGTGACGCCATCGTCATACACTTCACCGTTGGAATCGACTTGTAGCGTCATGATTAACTCCTGTATCCAAGCTGGTTAAGAAGCGCCGCCATTTGGTCTTCTTGAGATGTTTGTTTACGCTTCTGCGCTTGGTGGTAAGCATAAAGCGATGGGCTTAACAGTTTTTCCAAATCAAAATCTGGAAGCTGCATAAGCTCTTGATGCAACTGCTGAGTCATTCCGGGAATTGTAATGTTCCCCCCCGATGTCGTGGTGACTTTAGGGTCAACTATAGGCTTAATTATTGGCCGTATTGGGTCAACTATAGGCTTAATTGGCGGTCTAATGGGATCAACAATTGGCTTGTCTGGAGCAACAGGCACCTGAACAGGTTGCTCAACAGGAGGCATTACATGACCATCAAATGGAGGCTCGTCTACAAGCTTATCCCTAATTACAACTTGTTGGGCGTCTGGAATAAGTTCTTCTTTGGGGATATTGTCTAAATCAGAATAATCAATAAACGGAGTCGGTGGTGTTTGCCCTTTTATTACAACTTGCGGCGTCCCATCTTCTGTTTCTGTAGGAATGTTGTCTAAAACAGAATAGTCAAAAAATGGAATCGGTGGTGTTTTGCCTTCTATTACAACTTGCGGCGTTTCATCTTCTATTTCTGTAGGAATGTTGTTTAAGTCAGAATAGTCAACAAATGGGATTGGTGGTGTTTTGCCTTCTATTACAACTTTTGGCGTTTCATCTTCTGGCCCTAGAGGGTATTCTAAAGAAGAGTAATCAAGGGGGGTTGTACCTGTTATATCTACCCTTTGCGTTGTATCACTAGGATTTAACAACGCCAATAACTCATCAATAGGAGGAATTTTGCCAGTTATTTCAACTTTTTGGAGCAAATCATCTGTTAGCTTATCCGAGGTCGAGGGCGCTTCTGTTTGCGTATCGCCTGGGTAGTACCTGTCTAAATTTAAATCAGAATCTATTGGCAATGTTTTAGGGGCAGTTCCAGTTATATCAACTCTTTGCGTTGTGTCATTAGGACTTAACAAGGCGGCTAGTTCATCAATAGGAGACGCTTTACCGGTTATTTCAACTCTTTGAGCGTTATCAAGCTGCGGATCATATTGATTTAACATTGCCATTAAATCATCAACCGCAGTGTCTTTAGGTGGCGTTTGTCCTTGAACAACAACTTTGGGGGTTAATGAACTTCCAGGGGTTTCGTAAAACGAGTTGTAATCTGTTCCGGCAGTTTTGTCTTTGCCGGTAATAAGAACCTTCTGCGCTTCATCAGCCGTAAGGCCATTGGCCTCAAGAAAACGCATTAGTTCTAAATCAAAGTTGTGGCCTGTAATATCAACTTGTTGCGGTGCAGCATCTGTATCAGCGGATGTTTCGGGACGTTCGGCAAATGTGCCAAAATTTTCCCCTAAGTCAAAAAGGTTATCTTCCGCTAAAGAAGTAGATGGTGCGGCCCCGGATGGAGTTTGATTAAAAGACTCAGGGGGGAAATCTTTTGCTAATGCTTCAATACCCTCTGGCCCAGCCACAGCAGCAGCAGAATCAGGGGTAAGCCCAGCCTGTATTAACGCTTGGATTTCATCAGGAACAGATGTTATTCCGGCAGCAGAATCTTTTGTAAGTCCTAGGTTTATTAAATCTTTGGTATAAGCATTTAAAGCTTCTTCTTGCTGGGGAGTTAAACCAAATTGCCCATTTGCTTGATTGGCAAAAGCAAGTAATTGTTCTTGCTCTGCTGCTGCATTTTGTGCTGCGGCTACATTTTGAGGAAGCAATGGATTTGAGCCGGGGACATAGCGTTGTCCGCTTGTATCAAGTGAAGCTAGCTCTCCTTTGCTATTTGAAAACAAAGAACTATTATCGTCATACTCTTCATTTAAATTTGCTAAGCCACGCGCACCTGTTGACCCTGTTGCTCCAGAATTTCCTGAAGGAGCAGATCCTTTAATAGCCCCTGTAATCTCACCCAATGCAGATTTCAAAGCATATTTGCCAGGGTCTTTGCCCATAACTGCTGCCAATGCGGCTGAGCTTAAAATGTTTGCAGCCGGGGCGGGCAACCCTGTGTTTCCAAAGGTTGATTCCATTGCGCTGTTTGCACCAGACCCGGCAGCAGCACTGGCACCAGCCATCAAAGCATCTTGAAGGGCGTTCTTATTGCCAGTTAAAAGGGACGTTACGCCACTACCAGCAGCAGATTGAATGCCTTTGTTTAAAGCTGTATCTAAAGACGTTATGCCTGTATTAGCAACATTTTTAGGTAAAATATCACCAATAGCCGAAGTAGCATACGACGTGGCTCCACCTAAAACACCCGCTTTGGCTATATCCCCTAAATTCCCGCCTAGACCAAACGTCTTACCAGCATTGACAAGACCTTGGCCTATTGCCATCTGTGCGGTAGTGCTCAACCCAGGAGCAACCGCAGCACCCAAATTACCAGCTAACGGCCCAAGCACCCCCGCCATACCGGCGCCAATAATTAACTGAGCAATCCATTCATTAGGATCTGTCAAGTCTACATCTAACGGCTTGTCAATTAACCCGGTATCGTCAAAGCGTTGGGTCTGATATTTATTAGGGGCAACCTGCCTCCAAGCAACATCCTGCGGTATGGTTTCTGGGCCTAAGATTCCAGTAGTTTGATCTTGCCCTTCCCCAGCAGTATAGGTAGCGGGGCCAGTCCCTTGAAGATACCAAGGAACATCAACCGTACCAACTTCACCTTGACCAAGTTGTATTCCAGCAGGGCCAGTAGACCAGCCTTCAGGTGGTTTTGTTGCCATTTAAACAGCCTCCCCACCACTGGCGGTAATAGTCAACCCGGTTGAAGAAGCTTTGACCTGTATTGTTTCTCCAGCATTCATAACTTGAATGCCTTTCCACTGAAGAACACTATTGGCAGCTACTGAAAACGTGTAGTAAATAGCATTGGCAGTGCCCGCTGTACCGCTTACGGGCACAAGATGAACATTTACAGTCAGCGCCCCAGCCGTGGTGTTGCAGATGTCAAGCTGTTTGACATAGGTTTTGGATAGCGCAGGGGTTGTGTAAATCGTAGCAATGGTGGCCGTGATAGCCGCTTGGCCTAGCTTTACAGCGGTGATGGTCTGATAATTTGCCATGCTAGGCCCAAGCGTTTAACCAGATCAGCGTTTGGTTAGATGAGACTTGCTCGTTGATGACCCGGTTTTGGTTGTCAAGGAGAGCAAAGTAGACCCGTTCAGCATTCCTAAACCGCTCTTCTAAGCTGCGGTCGTACTCTGCCGTAGCCAGAGGCAAGTTAGGTGCAACGAAAGCGGTTGGAATGCTCATCTTCGTCCATCAGGTCTGATGTCAAGTCTAGGTGCGCCAAGCTGCCATTGCACCCCTAGTGCAGTCGATTCTACTTTGATTGACAACTGCCGTCCACGGACTCGCGTGTAAACCTGACCGGTAAACTGTTCAACAGGGTAAGTGCCAGTCCTAGTAACTCCCGCTGAGCTTTGGTCAGCCACAGACTGATTGCTGTTTGTAGAGGTATTGTTGTTGTATCCAGAACCTGAATTGGACAACGGCAGCAGGTACATGGTCGCCGCAGGGCTTGCAGCAGAAGAACCCCGAAACGTAATGTCGGGCAACATACGCCAGATAAATGAAAAGTTGTTGCCGTCGTCTAAATCAAATTCAGCAGAAGTGATGTATGAGGTGATTGCCACTGCCGTGTTAGTTGAGAGGTCATCAGTCCCGGTTTCTTGATACATCAGTTTCTTGTTTGTATCATCGGCGGCAATTGGCAAATGGTTAAGAACACTTGCGTCTATCCAGGCAGTACGAACCATAGTGCCGTAGTACCAGAGTCTTTCGGTATAGTTAAAGATTACATACCTGTCAATTGTGGTACTACCGGCTGAACAGTAGAACCACCACACTTCGTTAAACTTTTCTACCGTGGAAGAAAATATCTGCGCGTTTTGATCGTTGTTGATGCCCGGAATGTCATCAAAGATGTACTGCCGAAGGTCACAAACTAGCGTACTTGTCGCACCCTCGTAAACATAGAACTTGTCTATCCCCATCCAATACGTCTTGCCAGAAGCAGTTGACCATGCCCGGTCACTCAGGATTGAGACGTTGTCAGAAAGAAGGGTAGAACTCCAAACAATGGGCGTCCCAACGTACTGCAATGAGTACAGCGCTGTATCAGTCCAAACAAGAATTTCCTGCCGGGTCTGAGCAACCGCAACAATAGATGAGCCATGAGAAAGACGAAGGCTACCCGCTTGGTTGGTTGCTGCGGGTGTCCAATTGACTGCGTCTTCTTGGTCAGACCAACGGATGAGCATCGGGTCTAGTTCAACGCTACCGTAATCATTAGTACCAAAGGCAAACACAAACCTAGATGTGTCAGACACAAGCAGTAAATTTTGGAATAGCGGGGTATCAGACGCCCCAGCTAACGAAGACAGAGCAACCCCACGGGAGGTCAGCGGAGAACCAGAAGTGCTCCAGTAGTACAGCAGTCCACCTTTAGGCCCAAAGATCAAGTCTTGACCAAAGTTTTGCGCGTTCCAAATGCGAATTTGGCTTGCGGATGTAGTACCTGTGCCCCATCCCCCACCACCCCAAGTTCCCGCACCCCAACCGTAAAGAGATACGTTGATCGCATACCCTACTGGAACTTCATACGCGCCAACAGTCGAGCCACCGCCATTCCCGCTATCAGAAGCACTTGCTGTTGCTGTGGCTGTAATGGTGTAAGAGTTTACGCTTATGACTGTGGCTATCTGGTAGTTTTGATTCAGAACAGCGGCAGTGATGTTGCCACCAAGACTGACAGCACCAGAGAAAGTCACAAAGTCGCCAGCACTAGAACCAAATGCTGCGTTAGTGACCGTAATAGTTGCCGACCCATTTGTTGCTGCAAACGTAACAGCACCGGCAGCGGTTGTTGCTCGGATAGGAGTGATGTCGTTGTAAACAGAACCCGATTCAATGTAGTACTTGAGGTTAGTACCGACACCAAGGTAAGGAAACGAACTGTTGGTCGTCCAGGGCCACAAAGACCGGGCAGTACCCAGGTACGTAGCGCTAGGCGTTACAGGTGACCAGCCACCGATCTTCTCTGGAGTGCCTTGACGAAACCGAATCTTGTCGCAATCGTACCAGCCGCCTTCATTGGTATAGCGCGTGTTTTCTCTGTTTACACCGGGCTTGAGGGTGATCTTCTTCAACGGCATGGCGTGTCCTTAGAACGTACCACCAGCGGGGGCCGACAAAGCGTTGACCACATTTGTTGCATCACAATACAAAACAACGCTGCGCCCGTTAGGCACTAAGATGCCCGTACCCGCAGAAGTCTTTAGGGTTACAGAAAACCCGCCCGTGGTAGAGTTTGTGATGAAGTACAGCTTAGAAACTGTTGGGCAAACTACGTTTCTATCAGCGGTTAAGGTTCCCGTAATATTAAGAAACATCTTCCGGGCTTCGTCTGCCGCCCCATTTGAAGACGTAAGGGTGTAGTTGGCTGTATTGTCGTGGGCAACAGACGCTGTACCAGCAACAGAAGAGTCTATTAAAGACGTAATGCCATTGTTAACTACCGTACCCCAGTTGGTGTCGCCATCCGCAGGCAGAGTAAGTTTAAGACTTGTAGTATAGCTTGCTGGCATTTCTGCTCCTAAGCGGCAATGAGTTGCCAGTTTGGTGTTTGGGCGTTACCTATGGTAGCCCAGTTCGGGGTTTGGCTGTTTGGTATCAGCCCCCAGACCAAGACTTGTCCAATCCGACCAAACGCTGTAACACTTGTGGGGAAGGCAGTAGCGCCAGCAGCTATTACGACAGTTCCAATAGACCCAGTTGCCTGCACCCCGGTGACTACGGCAATTGCGCCTGAAGCAACGAATACAGTTCCAATACTTCCGGTTGCCGATACGCCCGTAACAACTACTACAACGCCTACCTGAAAGCTGTCTGCCTGGAACGCACCCGCTTGGAAGGCATTAGCCATGTTTTAGGCTCGCATAAGCACTAGGGGCAAGGCTACAAGGATACCACCAAAGCACGTTGCGGCAGCGTCTAGGAACTCCACGCCGTGAGGGCCGTGCATGGCATCGCCTGTTGCCCGCCAGTTGATAAACGCATCACTCAACTCTTTAAACACGGCAATTACAGCCACCACACAAAGAGAGACAAGCAAGCTCCGCGTAAGCAAGAAGCAAGCGTCAAAGATCACGGCACCATAAATTGCATGGTTCGCCTTGTCTGTGGGGAATTGCGGCAGGTTCATATCAATACCCAACTCAATATGCTTTCATCCCACGCATAGGGCTTACTGTCGTTGGGGTAGGGGACTGGCGGTTCCCATTGGCAAGTATTAGAGTTTAATACCCAACTAGGAAAAGGCTGCGGTGAAATAAAAGCGTCCAAGTCAACATTATAGGTATCTCCGGCCCCCGCGTATTTTTTACGAATATTGCTGTTGTAGCTAGTTTGTTTCCAGTTACCACCCAGCAAATTGGTGCAGAAAGCTTGGCCTAAAGCTTCTTGCTCAACACCATCAGCATCGAGTAGTTCATTGTTATGCACCACGATTACCCGTAGTACAACATTGTTTTTATCAAGTTCAGCAAAATTACTCATATTTTAATGCTTCCAGAACCTGTAAATTTGTATATTCGGTAACCACCAGCTACAGTAACAGTTGGAGAGCCTGTGGTAGATTGAGCAGCCGGAGTAGTATCCGGGTATCTAACTATTACAATACCTGAGCCACCGCTTGCGCTTGCGCCGCAAGTTTGAGACGAAACGGTATCCACGCCGCCGCTACCCCCACCGCCCCCTTGGTTAACAGTTCCGTTTGTTCCAGGGGATGCAGAACCGAAAGAAGCGTCTCCACCAGCGCCGCCACCACCAACGCCACCAGCACCGCCAGACATGGTTCCTGATGGATTAGGCGCCGCCCCGCCAGAACCGCCGCCTCCGGCGTATTGCGTGGCCGTACCAGAAATGCTGTTGCTGGAAGACCCAGCGCCCCCAGCAAAGCCGGGTTGGTTTAACGCTAAGGCAGTGTTAGTGGCACTTGTCCCCGCACCTGATGCGCCACCACCGCTACCACTTGCACGGCAGACATTGCCATCGCCTCCGTTAGACCCTTGACCAGAAGTGCCCGCGCCACCAACGCCACCAGAACTGCTAGACGCACCGCCACCACCGCCCGAACCCCCAGCACCGCCCGCAGCGCCAGCTTGAAATCCGGCATAGCCAGGGCGACCGCCATAACCACCGCCAGTAGCAACAATACTACCAATGCTAGAGTCGGAACCAGATGACCCGCTAGTTGGTGCATAAAAACTAGGAGAACCACCACTTTGACCGTTGCCGCCGCCCGAACCAACGGTTACTGTGTAAAGGGTATTTACAACCAGAAGCGTGCTTGTAGTTCCTGTTAAATAACCTCCACCCGCTCCTGCTCCACCAGACCAATCTGCATTCTGCCCGCCGCCGCCAGCGCCGCCGCCGCCGCCGACTACTAAATAGTCAATACTAATATTAGGTTTTTTAACAGTCAAAAACGAGTTGAGTGCTGCAAACATTATGCGAACGCCTGGGCTGCGTTACCGTACCAGACCGACGCGATACAGACAAAGCTGATGATGTCTACACCCGTTGATGCCGTGGTGGTGATCGTCGGTACAGTGCCCCCAGGCCACTTGACGCCTGTAAATGTGGCAGTCCTGCTGCCCGTTGCATCCTGAATCAACCGGATGATGAAACTCGTACCGCTTGTGGCGGTGGGCATCGTAAAGGTGCAGTTGCCTGTCAGCGTGTAGCTCAGGACTGTTCCAGAGGCTAGGGCTAGGGTTACTGAGGTGCCGCTGTTGGCAATTGCCGGGGCGGTCTCAAGGTACGCCGTGACTGTGGGGTTTGTCAGTACCGGGGTGGTGATCGTTGGTGAGGTTGAGAAGACCAAGTTCGTGCTGGTCGTTCCCGTGGCACCAGAGGCTGTGTAGCCCGTGATGTTGTTGAACGATGTGATGCTGGCCGTGGTGGCGTTGGTGCCCCCGTTGGCGACCGCCAGGGTTCCTGCCAGGGTAACCGCACCAGACGTAGCGGATGACGGTGTAAACCCTGTGGTGCCCGCCGAGAAGGTAGACACGTTGGTCGTTGCACCGTTGCTCGCCAGCAGCTTGACCGTGCCCGCGCTGTTCTTAAAGTACAGCTTCTCATCAAGGGTGTTGAGTGCCAACTCACCCGCAACAAGGTTTCCCGCTGAAGGGGCTGCTGCTGCCGTGGTGCTGTAGTACAACGAAATGGGGGTAAAGCCTGTTGCTGCCATCGTAGTTCCTTAAAATGTGCCGCCTGAAATGCCGCCGATTGCAGTCAATTTCTTAGCTATGTAAACGCCACCGGCTATCGTCATAGCCCCAGTTGTGCTTGATTGTTCCAACGTACCCGGCACGGCAAACACTGAAGTTGCCCCCGTGCCACCTATGGTAAGAGAAGTCGTTGCCCCGGCAAAAGCTGTAAATGTTGCCCCGGAGTCTATGCTCGTCGTGAACGTCGGCGACGTTGCAAAAACATTTGCACCAGAACCTGTTTCATCGGTAAGCACTGCCGCAAGGTTTGCACTTGAGGGAGTTCCAAGAAACGTCAAGATTCCGGTGCCGGTAGTTGTCGTAGAAGGAGCAACCCCCGCCCCACCACCAATGACAAGCGCACTAGCCGCTAGGGCTGTTGAAGAAGCTATGGTTCCGGTAGCTGTAAACGCTAAGACACCCCCAGAAGTACCAGCAGAAAGCCCTGTGCCTCCGTTAGCTACGTCAACAGTTCCTGAAATGCTGTGGGTAGCGTTCCAATTAGAAGGGCGAACTACCGTAGCATCCGCGCCATCAGAGATTGCACTAACAAACGGGTGGGTTACGGTAATAGCCATTTTGTGCCTTTAAGCGATGCGGATCAGTGCAGTGGAGGCAGCAGCAACCGGCATTTGTACGGTAAATGTACCTGCGGTAGAAGTCTTGTCTGCACCGAAGTCTAGGACTGCAATTGCTGCGTTTGATGCGCTGCTGTCATAGATCAGTGCGCCACGGGCTGTAATCGTAGCGGTAGTCCAACTAGAGTCATTGAAAGTTAGCCATGCGGTAGTGCCACCATAACTAATAGCATTGCCCGTTAGCGTGTTCCCGCCAGCCGTGTAGCCTGTACCAACAACCTCATTAGTTGCTGAATAAACCGTTGTCGTTGCGTCCAGCGTAGCTGAGTTGGTGTACAGAGCAATCTTCATAGTATGGGTCAACGGAGTGTATGTCCCCGTCAGAAAGCCAACCTTGGCTGAAGTGCAAAAAGCATTGCCAGTAAAAGCCATGATATTTCCTTAGATAACTTGGGTGCGGACTTGCCCGCTACGATACGCATCCTGACGCAACTTACCGTCACCCAGGTTCTTGAGAAGAGTAAGCGACTGTTTATATGCATCAGCATACAGTGCAACCATATCAGGCTCACCTTTCATAAACCGGATAGCTTCAACCATTACCGCGTTAAACAACGCAGAGTCAAAGTTATCACCCAGCCAGGAAGTGCCCGCTGTAACGATGGAGACAGGGTAGTAGAAGTAATGAAGCTCTGCCGTCAAGCCAGCACTAGGCGTTGGCCCGAGAATAAATGTAAGCTCTTGAAGAGATGCGCTATCCGGCCCGAACACAGCGTAGTACTTAGGTGTGCCTGTGGATGACGGGGTGGGGTACGCTTCCCGGATGAAGTTGACATCTTTGTTAAGGAGGTATGTGTATGCCCCTACAGCGTCAACAACTGCAAGGCTGAAGACGGACAAGAAGTCTGTCGGGGCAGCAAGATACTGAAAGCCAGACGTTAAAACCCCCTGTACGTTTTTACGCAAGGAGGGTAGCTGCACCGAGTTGTAAATCTTCTGCTCTGCCAAATTCGTCATAGTGGCGAAGTCAGTAGCAGTAAAAGTATTCTCGCAATAGTCCTGTACTGCGGTTTTCAACTGGGTGTAGTTCATGTTTTACGCCATTGGCCCACGGGACATAAATCCCTTAGTTGCAGCACCAGACCCGCGCATTTTGATGCCTTCAGTCGTAACTTCTTTCAGCGGGCCAATAGTCACGGGAGTACTGTGCTTGACAATATCTTTTTCATTAAAGACATTTACCGCAGCCTTGTCTTGCAAAGACTTGGATGGCTTTACACCAGGGGCACCAGACATAGTGTGAGGCTTGGCATAAACAGCCGCATCACCAACTTCTTTACCGCCCATTTTCTTGCTGAACGTAGCCATGATTAGTCTCCTTGATTCATCGCACGGGCGATGTTGCGGCCATACTTCATCATGGCATCTGTTTCTACACCGAGACTTTTACCACGGACATGCTGGTGGTTGTTAGCCACACGGTCACCAGATGTGGTAGCAAAGTCATTGCCAATCTTCAGTTCATCATGTTCCACGGGCTTGTACCCGGCAACTGCCATACTGGCGGGAAAGTTAGCTGATTTGGTAGCCATTATGATTCCTTACGTTATGCTTACAGTGGTAGTGCCGATTGATCCAACGGCAACGAGAGGGTTGGGGGTTAAATCCGCATCGAAAAGCCTAGACCCACCAACAGGGTTCCAGCCCCAAAAAATACTTCTGCTGCCTTCTCCCAAGTATCCGCTAGACAAAAGCCCAGAAGTAACGTAGCTACGATCAGGGCGAGGGTTACGCAAAGCTTGAGGGTCATCGACTGGATACATCCCTAGAAGAAGCTGCGGGTGATCTTCCTCCCAACACTGAGGACAAACCAAGATGTTTACGTTCTTGGTCTTGATCACCAACCCTTTGAGGTCTTTGAGCTTAAAACGAAACCCACATCGGTCACACTCCGATATTGCCCGTTTACCTGCTGCAAACCTATTGCCCATGATTAGCTAATGAACTGCTGCCGTGGGACAAAACGAACCGCAGCTTTCTCTCGATCTTCGCCCGCTGCCAACTCCCATGCCGCATCATACTGCGCTTGAAGCATTTGAGCACGTTCTAGACCCCCAGGAACCTTCAAAGCAAGGTAAGAAGCCAACCCTGCAATCATACACGGAAGGAACCTAAAAGGCACATCCATTGTGTTTACACCGTTACCTGCATCCTCGATCCGGCGCAGCCGCCAGTACACGAAGGTGTAGGTCTGCACATTGTCAGGGGTGGGCCAGACAGTGATCGTCGGTGTGGGGGACAAGCGGTCAATATAGACCTGAATCGGCCTAGCTTGGGTCAGCTTATTGGGGATCGTCGCATAGGTAGAAACACTGATGCGCGTGATGTTTAAATCTGCCTGCGTGGAAGCGTTACCTGCTCCGGTGCGGATAACATGCTCAAGCAAATCAACTGTGTAGATTGGTAGGTCATACGTCGCCGTACCAGGAACCAGCGTGATAGACCCTTGATCAACAGTCCACAGATTGATGCCACGATTAGCCCAGTCAGCAAACAGTAGATTAAGGCTTCTACGAGCAGTACGTAAGTCATAGCCAGTCCTAAGCTCTGCACCGCAACGCTCAAACGCTTCCTCGACAATCTCGCTAAGGTCTAGGTTGAATGATTGGGTGCCTGATGTTGCCATTATCTAAACCCTGCTGTTTTCTTCGCTATGCGTTTGGGCTGCGCTACAAACTGTTTACCTGCGGCTTTACCCATACGCTTTGCTTTGGTCGTAGCCGCATACTCAGCAGGGCTAAGCGATTGTATTGCCTTTGCTGGTAAGTACCGCTCACCCGTTTCGGATGAGGGCTTACCGGACTTGGTTTGCCATTTCTGGTCTCCCCAATCCTTCAAAGATTTCTGCGGTGTTTTAAGAGTCATTGCTGTAACTACCAAAAGCACTAAGGTATTCTACGGCATTACGCAATATCGTAGTACTGTCTTTAAACATCCCTAATGCCCGGTTACATTGTTTGCAAAGTACCCCTCGAAACTCTCCGGTTTCATGGTTATGGTCAATTGCGCTTTCTATTAACGTAACTTCAGTTTTGCAGATTGCACAACAACCCTCTTGCCGTTCATATCTTTCCACAAGCTGTTCTGGAGTAATCCCCCGACGCGAACATCGCTTAGCCAAAGTCCATGGGTCTCTTTCGCGGTACTCTGCTACCCTATGTTGATTGTTCTCTGCCCAATCTTTATGCCTTTTGTAAAGACAAGTGTTGCAATGGCTCTTGTACAAATGCGTCATTTGCCCACCGCGACTACGAAATGCGGACAATTGTTTCGTCTCGCCGCAATCCGTACAAGTTTTTGTGGCTTCAGTCACGATAGCCACCGCCAGCGGCCTTGTACTTTTTTGCTACTAATTGACTCTTTCGGGCGCTCCATTCTCCAGCCCCTGTACCTTGAGTAGCTGCTGCTTTCACATTCGCCACAATCTTTTTACGCAACTCAGGTTTGGTGTAGTTGCCCGCTTCATTAACAGTGGATTTAGCTTTTGCCATTTAGCATTTCCATTTCCTAAGACTTTTGTTGATCCTGCTATCCGGGTCATTAGCTGTCTTTGAACTAGTCAGCTTCTTCTTCATGCCTGACATTCGGGCACAGAATGACTTTTTGCGGGAGCCACCTTCTGGCTGCGGGGCTTTCAATCCAGGCTTACCAGGATTAGCCCTATTGTAAGAAGCTCTGCCAGCAGCGTTTAAACCACCGCTTTCAGACTTGCCTTCTTTACGTTGCCATGCTGGAGTAACCGAGCCGCCTTCAGCAAACATCTCAAAATCGGTGTTATCCCGACGCTGAGTCTGTTTGGCCCCCGGCATTTTAGCGGGATTGATATCCCCCATACCTCGGCTAGCTCGCATGATTACCTCATTGTTCCACGGGTCTTGCCCCGCTGAGCGCAACCATCAGCCCGACTAGAAACTGAACCACCGGAAGCAAATTTTTTGACAGAGCCGCCTTTTTTCATGGGAAGCAAGGTGTCAGGATTTACCCGCCCTTGACCATACGCCGGGGACATGCGGTCGCCGGTAAGCCTGCCGCCAGTTCCTGACGGCCCTGCATTGGCACTGCCAAGATCAGCGTTACCTTGCCTAGTTTTTGCTTGTGCAGACTTCACCATCGCCGCATCTGCGTCACGCATCCGTTGCATGATGCCAGGGCTTTTAGCAGAAGCAAATTTGGGAGCTTCTTCCTTAGCGGCAGATTTTGGCTTGGCTAGTTCAGTGGTGTATTTCTTGCCCTCAAACTCAAACGTCTTGTCACCGGCAGCACGAGCAGCGCGGAAGGCTTCTCCGCGTGTCTTGGGTTCTGCTTTGGGGGCTGGAGTGTAAGAGTCATCACCAGCTGGGCCTTCGTTCATGGCTCCAAAATCGTTATCAATTTCACCACCTTCAGCAAACTTCTTGACCTTACTGCCTTTGGCCTTAACGCCACCACCGCTCTTCATGCCCAAATCCCGCTTGGCATTGGCTCTCGCTTGATTTGCCTCAAAACGAGCCATCAAAGCTCTTTCTTGATCCGGCCCCTCTGGTTTGCTGCGGGCTTGATTTGCCGCAAAACGAGCCCTCATTGACGGAGAAAAACCGGCCATAAAGTCCGGCTCCGGACTGGAGGCTATAGGAGGCGGGGGGGCTTGTACAATTGGCTGAGCCGGAGCAGAGTACTGACCCCTTAGTTGAGAAATAGCATCTTGCAATGAGTAGTTGTTATCGTTGGGTGTTAAACCAACAATAGAACCCATCATAGCTTTTGCTTTTTGTATATTGGCATCATTGTCGTTGGAATCCTCCATAGGCGACAAGCCAATTGCACTACGCATAGCATTGAACTGCTGCGGGCTTCCAGACGGAAGATTGGTGAAATGATCTGCCGGGGTTTGATATGACGGAGATGGGCCAAAATCAAGCCCGACTCCACCACCATTGTCAAAACGTCTCATCTTAGCCATGATTACCTCATTGTTCCACGAGTTTTGCCACGTTGAGCGCATCCGTCACCACGGCTAGACGCTGATACTGAACCACCAGAGGCATAACGCTTAATGTTGCCTCCACGTTTAAAATCAATCCCTAACTCATCTGCTGATTTAAAGCTTGTCATGTCTTTTGGAGACCGCTGCCGCACAGGGGCACCGGAAGACCCGCCAGACTTAGACTGCTTCAGCCTTGCAATAGTCTCTGCAACTTCTCTCTCGGCTTGAGCTTTAGGCCCGCCAACGCGAGGTGTAGCATTAGATGCTATGCCTTGCGCTTCGTCATAGGTCAAACGCTTGGCTCGATCAGTAGCCAGTCGCTCCATTGGAGTGACGTTCTTTTGTGCGCCCTTCCCTAGAAAGGTAATTGGCGTCTCATATTCAGCAAGAGCGCGACTGGTGGAACCAACAGGTTTGGCTGCACCTTTTAATGCATTTAAACCATACTTGGCTGCTTTGCCACCGGGAATCAACAACTCTTCAGGATAGACGCCCTCAATAGCATCTCTTCCAGGCTTAGTGATCCGTTTGTAATCCGCTTCTGCGTCTTGTCGTTGCTTTTCTTCAGCTTTGTAATCCCGAGAAGCAGATGGCGGGCCTTCACCCCTCATGCCGCGACTCATGCCTTGTTCTGCGTTCCGCGTATCGGTGTCTCGCCTTCCACGGCTCATGCCTTTTTCGGCATCACGAGGGTTTCCCGCGCTAACGGGAGGCATTGGCCTATCCGACGAGGAGATAGTCGGTCGAACAGTTGGCTTAACAGTGGGTTTATTGACAGGACTGTACTCAATAGTACCTACGTCACCGTTGTCTCCAAAATCCGAATACTTGTCTGGTTTGCTTGCTACAGGCGCTACAGGCTTTTCAGACTCAACGGCAGCAGGTTTATATCGCTCAGCAGTTCGCCCGCTTTCTCGAGCCGTTTCAACCTCGGCTTCCCTAGCGGCTTTGCCTCGACCAGCGCCAAACTTTTCATACGCCTCAGATCCGGGCTGATCAATGTTGCCCATCATCAAGCGTTTAAAGAAGCCTACATCTTCACCCTTTGAGGCTTTAAGGCCAGCGGCTTTATCTTCTACTTCACCGCCTTCATCAAAGCGACGTTTCTTGATAGAGCCACCACGCTTCTTCCCTTCCGGGTCATATGGCGGTTCTTTCATCTTGCCACCAGACCGACGTAACATCTCTTCTGTAAAGATGCCCTCATCCTTTGGATTTGGCTTAGGAGGCGGTGGAGGCGCGTATTTAAACCTCATTTCCGCAGCTTTGGGGACATACTTCTTATCCGGATTTTGACCGTCCGGGGCATCCCCCGTCATTGCATTTACAGGTTTTGCCATGATAGTCCTTAGCAGCCGCCGCCGCGCTTCATTTTAATCTGCGTTGCTTGTGTCTTACCTTGACGAGCAATCCCATCGGCTTCTTTGGTGAAACCACCCGACGCCATTTTCATGGCTGAATTCTTCATCATTTTTCCATTAGGCATGGTGTGCATACCGCCTTTGGCTAGCTTTAAGGTAGTGCCCTTACCGCCCATATGCTCTTGCATATCGTGCTGTTTAAATGCTTTTTTAATCATGGCTTTGTCTTGGGCTTTATCCATCATGCCGCCCTCGGCCATTTTCCGGGTACTACCCATTTTCATGGACATGCCGCCTTTAGCCATGCCGCCCATATTCATACCTTTAGTAGCCATATCACCACCTTTAGCAAATTTACGGCCTTTGTCAGCAATGCTAAACTCCCGGCCTACAGATTGAGGAACACCAACCTTCCTAGCAAAGGCGGGAGAATGAGCAATAGCTTCCATGAAGTTATGCTGTTTTTTGCTGGTTGAAGGCATGTCAGTCTTCCTTGCGTCGAGTATTGATAACACTGTCAAGCTTCTGGTCTAAGCGATCAAAGCGCTCCATGATCCGATTAAAGTCCCGGTCAAACTCTGTTTTGGGAGTATACACCTTTGGGACATCGGCCTTGAATTCTGCTAGATCATGCCGTAGCTCTTTGACATCTTCGATGACAGTTTTCAAGAAGTACCCCAGTACAGGAAGGAGGGCCGCGCCGACGAAAGCTACGATGGACTCAAGAGACATTTGGCTTCAACTCGATTTGAAGGGGGTTATTGCTACCTACAAGCAACACCGCCTCTGCCGGAATAAACCCGCATTGTTGCAAAGCAGCAAAAGTGTGTGGGTTACTCATGGCATTACGCAGCTTGGCGGGAGATGGCCGACCGTTTGCAATGATCTCAGCTTGGATGTCTCTGCCAATAGTGACAGTAAACTCATTTGCTGCGTTAGCTTCAAACATCTGCTCATCGGTGTAACCGGGGATGCGTTCTGCAATCTCGTACAACTCAGCCAAGAGCCGCTTGAGCATCTCAATTTCTTCCCGATTTAACTCAAACGCTTCTGCTTGGATAGGGAGATGGGACTCAAGCTCTAGCAGTTCAGCTTGCTTGGTTAAGATTATATGAGGCAAAGCATCAATACGGATGAGGTGTTCAACCTCCAGAACCAGGGCTTGATGCTTGAGATCAGCTACCTTCTCCAACGCAGCGGCACGTATCCGTCCTTCCAAGAAACCCTTGAGAGTCTTGATCTTCTCCCAAGGAGTCTCTCCGATAACTTGATATCGGTAGTTAAATTCTGAGTTTAGTTTAACGGCCATGATTTACGATCCAAAACTAGAGGCAGCTAAACTAGACCTAGCAGTTCCAACTCCAGTAGTATCTGTAGCTACTACGCCCGTATTGGATACTTTATTAGTCATAGAAACAAAAGTGGCACCACCATACCCATAACCGAATATTGCTTGCCCAGCACCATAACCAGCGGCAGCTAAAACGCTCCTAGCAGTTCCAACTCCAGTAGTATCTGTAGCTACTACGCCCGTATTGGATACTTTATTAGTTATAGAAACATTAACGCTGGTAACACCATACCCAAATACAGCCTTATCGGTTCCATAACCAGCGGCAGCTAAACTATTTCTAGCAGTTCCTACGCCAGTAGTGTCCGTAGACACTACACCTGTATTGGACACAAGATTGGTTATCGCACCAGAACCATACCCAAATATAGCCTTATCGGTTCCATAACCAGCGGCAGCTAAATAAGACCTAGCAGTTCCAACACCTGCGGTATCCGTAGCCACTACACCTGTATTGGACACTTTATTAGTTACTGAAGTATAACTACTGTCGTCAAAACCATACCCAAATATAGCTTTATCAGTTCCATAACCAGCAGCAGCTAAAGAATACCGAGGAGTTCCAACTCCAGTAGTGTCCGTAGCTACCACGCCCGTATTGGACACTTTATTAGTTATAGAAACATTAGAGCCAGTGTCACCATATCCAAATATAGCTTTATCAGTCCCATACCCAGCGGCAGCTAAACTATTTCTAGCAGTTCCTACGCCAGTAGTGTCCGTAGACACTACACCTGTATTGGACACAAGATTGGTTATTGCAGTATTGGGAGAACCATACCCAAATATAGCTTGTATTGAACCAGTAGGGGCACCCCCGGCTCTCCAGCCATAAGAGGGAAGACCAAAGTTATACCCGAATGCCACTTAGTAAATCCTAATCAGCAGTGATGCTGTAAGACCTGTTGTCCACACACGAATAACCTGCACAGGGATAACGCTTCCAGCAGTCAAACCACTGAAAAGTACGGTATCTCCATTTGTGGTGGTCACTTGAACAGCACCCGCACCACCAACATAGATCACTGAGGGGTTGGGTAGGTTTACCGTGTCGCTAGTGGTAACCAGTGCCGCTCCCGCAGGGAACATGGGGAACGTAGGACTGTAGTTAGTCTGTTTACCCATGATCTACTCCAATTAGCTAGCAGCGCCGTAAGTACCGTCAGCGTTACGCACCGTGTAAACAAGAATCAGCGTACCAGCACCTGAAGTGGCGGTGACGTTAGCTTGCGTGAAAGTAATGACCGCATCCGTGGTTCCGACGTTGTTGCACAGAACAGCCGCAGCAGCACTGTTGTTGCCCAACAGAAGAGAAACCGTGCCGGTGTTTGTGAACACACTGCCGTTAGCTGCGGTGTTAATAGCCGTGCCATTAACGAACAACGCATACGTCGGGGTAGTTGTCGCGTAGGCGACGGTGGTATTAAACAACGCCTGCATGATCATTGACCCGGCAGGAATCGTAAATGCGTAGGTTCCGGCGGTGATGTCCGTGTACAGAACAGCTTTGGACTGCGTGCTAACGGTGGTGCCGACGTTGCGGAGAGTGCCTGCGGTCGTGCCGGTCGTGTCTTTGACAGTACCGAGCAGCCAGGGGCCAAGGTGGGTAGCTACAGCCATTTAATTTTCCTCACATGCGAGTTAAGTACATCAATCTGCATGTCGCCCGACCGGAGCGGTTTGATGTACCGGTGATCCGGTAACTGTTTATAGCATATATACTTTTTAAACGCAACAAGTATAGACGTAAAAAAACCCACCGAAGTGGGCTTTGTCTTGCAGTTCGATCAGGACGAACCGGGCGAACCAAAGATACCCAGCGGATCGCTAACACCGAAGCTATAACGCTCACGGGCCTTGTAGCGGGTATTGCCCGTGTCAAAGTCACCGTCCATCGACGTGCTCAACGGAGTCCGCACAAAGTGCTTCAGGCCGTTAGGAACGTCGGTGGTCAGATACCAGCCGTTGGTGTCGGTCAAGAAGTGATTGACCGTGTAGCCCTCCGGAATCGAACCATTGTTCTTGATGGCGTTGATATCGTTGTCAGTCGTGCCAACACGCAACGACGTTTCCAACAGACGAGTAGCAACGAACATCAGAGCCGGAGGAATGATCAGCTTCTTGGGCTTAGCGGCGATCAGCAACGAACGCTCATCTGTCCACGCTGCAATTTGAATTACTGCGCTTTCCAATGAAGTTTCGTTCAGGTCAGCAGCAATTGCAGGACGATTGCTGTTAGTGCCACCGGAGACAAGCGGGTGAGCCGTCGAGAACAAAGACACACCGTCACCATAAGTAACACCGGCGCTGAAACCGTTGTTGATGACCGCAGCAGCTTTAACCTGCTTGGTGTATGCCATACCGCGAGCCAAAGCCTTTGTATAACGAGCCGACAGGCTGTCATACAAGTTATCTTCCATCGCTTCTTCGGTGATGGAGAAACCCAGGGCAATGGTTTCGTGGTTGTATCGAGCAGTCCAAGCTTCCTGACCATTGTCATAAGCAATGGCAGAGCCTTCGTTCTTTACCGGAGCGGCAGAGAAGCCAGACAGTTTGGTTTCCTCTTCAAAGCTGCGCTCTGAAGTCTCGGTGTCGTAGATTTCCTTATGCTCTTCGCCGTAACGAGCATACTCCAGACCAAACAGTGCGTTCAGTCCAGGCAGGAGTTCTTTAAGTAGTTGTGCGCGTGAAATAGCCATGATTTAGCTCCTTAGACTGCTGTGGCAGTGTAATACGAATGCACGGCAAAGTTGATCTTGACCAACATCTCCGGGAACTGCGTAAACACAATCGTAGAATTGCTGGGGATCGTCGTAGCAGTACCACCAAGCGAACTAGTGGCGACGTTGATCGTTACAGAGGTAGCGCCCGCTGCGGCAGCAGTAGTGACAAACGAGCCAGTACGAATGATCTGACCAGTCGGTGACGAACCACCTGCAATATACGACACATCAGTACCAGCCAGAATAGCCGAAGGCAGGCCAGTTCCGGTAAGAGTGATAGTCGTAGACGAAGACGAGCCCGTAGCCGAGATAGGCACACCAGTGTCAGGGTTCACGCCAACAACACGAACCGGGAAAGCAGCCGTGGTAAGGGTGGCCGAGTACAACAGCGCATTGGCTGAGTTGCCGGTGGCAGTGCTGCCTGTACCGTTAACCATCGAGTAGTTCTGCCCAATCATGGCATAGCTACCAGAAGCCATAACGGTCGTGCCAGACACAACTGCCGCTTTGAAGACCGTATCCGGGTCATCGCAAACAATAGCAACTGCGTCACCAGACAGAGTGCCACCGGGCCAATACTGCTGGAACTGCTTCTGTTTTGTCAGCGGGTTCGTGAACGAGCAGCCGAGGAAGACCCCGACCAGACCCAGACCTGTACCACTGGTAGTAACAGCAGCGCGAGTAGCATTGCCTTGAACAAGTTTTACAAAGTCACCGTAGAAGATGCTTGTCGCATCGCCATACTGAATAGGCACTTCACGGGTTGAACCCGCAAACACCTGACCACCGATCAAGTTGATCGGCTTTAGCCCGTAGGGGGCGTCAATCGTAGGGTAAGCCATTTAAGGACTCCTTTAAATTAAGTACCTTTGCCAAAACTTACCTTGCTGCTTCGCTCTTTGAAGAGCGGCATACGAGGATCGTTTTCGCGCATGAAATTATTGTCAATCGAATTCATCTGGGTATCAGCTTGCTGCTGGTAGTACGCAGTGCGCTGCTCCATGAATTCCTTGGGGATTTTGCAAAGCATGAGTCCACCGACCTCAACACTGTCCGGGTAACGCCCACGAGCGCTAGCCATGATGCCAAGTTCTGGATGATCTGCGGCCTTGACAGGCTCCCAACCTTCGCGGAGCTTACCGGAAATGTTCATGGGATCATCCGTGCCCAAAGTGCTAACACGAACCCACCTAAAATCAAATCCACCAATAGGATTTGGGCTAGGAAGCTTTTCTGGAGGCATCCAACTTTTAGGACGCTCAAAAACAGCACGGGTATCAAGTTCTCGGGGTGTACGGGTATCAGCCATTCTGTTTCCTTATATCTGCCGCAACCTGCTTAGCATAGGCTTCCAGTGGAACGCCTAGCCGCTTGGCGATGTTTACTTGCGATTGAGTTAGCACGATTTTGCGCGGTGCCGTACTTCTAGTAGCAGAAGCCACTACCATTGACTTTTTGACAGGTTTTTCCGAGGTGAACGCATCTGGAAAAAGCTGTTGTACACGGGAATTGATTTTCTCGTAGTACTCGTCGCTAGTAGGGTCAATGTTACTTTCAACAAGTTTTTTGTGTACTGTTAACGCAACAGCGGTCATCTCATCGTCCGAACCAAACCAAGGATTTTTGTCCTGCCACGCTCTTGCTTTGGTATCAACGTAAGGTGTTGCTGGTGCGTTTACACGCTCTGGTTGCCTTTGTACCGCAGTTTTTGGTTCTTGTAAAGGGGGTAATTTAAAATTGTTTACACGATCAGCTTTAATCTTGGCATTTGTTAAGGCATCTTGTGCATTTACCAACGCTTCAGAGTCGCCAGATTCATAAGCCGCCTTGTATTGGCGCTTGGCATCTTCTACCTCCGCGCTAATAACTTTTTTGGCTTGATCGAGCAAAGCAGCTTGACCCTGACCCAAAGAACCCTGTAGACGTTTGTTCTCTTCTACAAGGTTTTGAGCAAGGTTTACCGCCTCTTCCCGCTCTCGCAACGCAGCTTCTTTGTTTCTGCGCTCTTCGTGATATCCCTTGGTGAAGTGCTGGATGCGCTTTTTAACGCTGTCGCTATATTGCTCTAGCTCTTCATCGGTGACATCTGCCGGGGCTTCCGTCATTGGCTTGCGGTTTTTGTCCGCTGCTGGGGTGTCATCAACAATTTCAATCTCTACTTCCGCAGAGGCTGTTTCCTTGTTGTTAACTTCTTGCTCATCGGGAAATTTAAATTCATCGGCCATGATTGCTCCTTATGCTCGGCTAATGCCACGGGGGTCTTCAACAACCGCTTCAACAGAATCGTCGTTAATGATCCTGAACTCTCGCCCATGGATCTTTACCCGAGTGCCTGTGTTGGGACGCACCAAAATGAAATCTCCAACCTTACAAGAAGGCCCACTAGGGAAGCGTGTTTTGTCGCCATAGCAATCTGGCCCCATCTTAACTACAAACAAAACTGGAGATAGCACCTCTTCAAAGTGCATTGTCTGACCAGATTTAATCAACCCGCTGTCGTATTTTTCCTCAGTTTCAGGAAGAACACATAGCAAATGATATGTTGCCGGTTCAGGTAATTGCCTCGCTTTATCTGTGGTTACTTCTGGCAAAGAAGTAGGTACACTAAACAAATTAGGCGCTATCAATAGTTCACTCATCTTCATGTTCCAATTTACGCACAAGGTCGTTTACACACATTTGAGCGAAGGAAAGACCTCGGATTTCCCCCACCAACATCACATAACCATCATATGATTTAGCCGCTCCGTCAGCTACCGCATCAGATAAATGCTTTTGTCGTTCGGCGATTTGTTTAATTAAATATTCAAGATACTTGTCCATCATTTACCTTTATTTGGTTGAATTTGATTTTTAGTCAAGTTCTTAACTAAATCGGCTTGAATCTTTTGATTATGTTGGCGTTGTTGCGCTGCCACTTTCAAGGCTTCATTTTGAGAATCATTTTGATGTTGCACCGCATATTTGTGTGCATCAGCCTGAACCCTCATCTTTTCTTTTTCTATATCGGCTTGAATCCGCTGAGCGTCCAACGCCAACCGCTGTTGAGCTAGTTGGTTATCGGCTAGGTCTTTTTGTTGTTTACGTTGTAAATCCTGCTGTTGAATCTGGATTTCAGCCTGTTGGAGTTGCATTGCAGGGTCTTGAGCCTGTTGTTGGGCTTGTTGCTGCTGCGCTTTCTGCTGATTTGCTTGAGACAACTGTTGAGAAGCCTGGGCAACCAGCCTAGACAACTGAACCTCATCTTCAGGGGTAAGCTCAGAATCCGGGGCGGGAATCTCTACACCCAACTGTTTCTCAACATTTGCCCGGTAAGAGAAGGCTAAATGCTGTGCAATATGGGCCATGATTGCCCCTTGCATCTGTTGAGCCATAGGATTCTGACCAATCATTTGCATGATTGACGGGTCTTGCATCATTGCCATGTGCGTGGCGATATGTGCATCATGGTCTTGATAAATAAAGGCTTTTGTCGGTTTGCCCACAAGGAATGCCATGTTCTCGCTAATTGGGTCTTTCGGCGTCTGGTCATCCTCAATTGGAACAAGCTTATCTGCGTTTTTGATTCCCAATACTTCCAACATTTGCCGGTGAAGCTGGGGTAAATCATAGATTTGTGGGGCGCCTTGAGCTAATTGAATGGCGGCTTGATACTGCATGATCCGTTGAGCCATCGTTGCTGCGTTTGGATCACTTACGGGTATCACTTCCGTCGTGTCGTAATCGGCTTGTTTGGCTTTACGGTCGCCGCTTTGTGGGTCGTAGTTATAGGATTTCGGGGTGTAATCCCGAATAATCCCCCGCAGAAGTTTAAATTCCATCCTCATTGAGGCATGGACACGGGCCTGTACCGCACTCATCGTCTTTAACGTGCGCTCAAGCAAAGCCAGGGTTGTGCCGACAGGAGCGTTAGAACTCATGTCGCTAATGTTCATATCACTAATAGCGCCGAGCCTGCGGCCTTCTTCGGTGATTTGATTTAACAAAGCAAGCAGGGTTTGGCTTGGTTCCTTATAAGGAAGGGGCATGATGTTGTCACGCACAGTTCCACTAGGAACATCCACATCCCTAAACTCGCCCGGAGCAATAGGGGTGTCATCTCCTTTAATCCTTAGGCCACGGGCCTTTAAACCACCCGGCAAATTACTTAATGATCCAGCATCAACTAACTGACGAATAAGAGACGTACCAGCCCGAGCATAGCCGCCAATAAGGTGAATAAGGCCCAGGCCATAAGCACCAAACCCCGGAATGTAAGTGTATTGAACAAAATGTTGCCGCTTGAGCCTTTGTTGATCATCTTGATTCCAATTCCTGCGGATTGCCAATACCTCTTGAGTTCCACGCTCAATGGTAATAACGTAAGGCAAAGCTATACCGTCTTCATCTTCAAACCCCGGCAGATCAAAATCTGCATGAATTTCCAGCAACTGATAACGATCATCGTCCGTAAGGGAATACCCTTGCTCTTCTGCCTTTTTCTTTTCAACGTCAGAGAAGATATGTACCGGATCTCCTAGGTCAACGTCCCTATAAAACCCGGCAACCTGTAGTTTCCTAACTTCATTCTCTGTTTTACGCATTACATGGGTAACACGTTCTGCGTTGTAGATATTGCTTGCCCCATAAGGCATAACCATATCTTCAGCGGGAAGGAAAATGGCAGTCTGCCTTCCTTGCGCCGGGTCGTAGTAAACCTTTTTAAACGCAGCGCCTGACAGACCCAAGCTATACAAAAGCCTTTCATGTTCGGGGCGGTACTCGGTCATTACCTCGGTCAATTGGTAGTTCATGTCCTCCCGAACACGCTCTGCCGCCTCTTCCTTCATCTTGTCAATCGCCCCGACAATTTGAGTCTTAACCGGGCCTTGAGCAGGAAATGTCTCGGTAATCATTTCCGCTTGGAAACGGATGGCAGCTTCAGAAAGAAGGGTTGAAAAGACTCCACAAGCCCCGTTCCAGGGCTCTGTGCGCTCTTCGTACTTCATTCCTAGGACATCTAGACCCTTAACAAAGGCATCAACCCAATCCTTACGGCTGTTAATGTCGGTCTCAACAAGATCAATAAGCTCAGAAGCAATGGACTGAAGCTCACCCTTGCTCATGTCTTCGGCTAGGTTGTCATCAAAGCCGTCATCTATTTCACCAATGTCAATCTCTAACGCATCAATGCTAATCCCCTCCGGATCATCAATCAAAATCTCGATATCCGGCCCCTCATCTAGTCCTGCGTCTGTGTTGTAGGGAACCATTGCCTTGTCAAAGTTCGTAGCCATCGCTAATCCTTAGTAGTATTCGACCCGTCGCCGGGGCAGTTCGTAATCTTTTTCATCCGAATCAATCGAGATGAACCCGCCTTGCCTGAACCTAATCAAAGCCTGACTTGAAGAGTCCACAAGGTCATCATGATCCCCATTAGGGAACGAAGCCATCTCTTCTACAACCTCTTCTGCCCATCTTTTATCCGGACACCACACAATTCCTGACGCAAAAAGATCAGAAATAGAGTTTACACGGGCAATCTTATCGTTTCCTTTACCCGGTGTGTACTCCGATAACGGTATTCCCATCTTCCTCATCTCATAAATCAATGGTGCCCCGGCAGCTTTCTTCTCAACAATCAAAGTATCAGGCTGCCACTCTGTCCACATCTCAAAGGCCGCCTTCTTTAGCTCCGGAAACTCCATCCGCTCTTTAAACGCATTGAGCAAGATGATGTTCTGCTTTAAATTACCATGTTTATCCGGATGGGAAAAGACTCCCCATGTCGTACAAGCAGAATAGTCTGACCTATTGGTCTTTTCAAACGCCGTATCCCATGATTGGATTACATAACTGCAATCTGGAGGATCATCATGAGGCCAAATCTGCCATTGATCCCTCTTAACAATGGCCCCCTCTTCGGAAGTGGGGTTCTGTTGGTACTGAGCCTCCCATTTAGACACCGGAAGCTCAGCTTTTAACGCTTCAAGCTCCGTTTTACTCCAAAATCCAGGCCATAAAGGGGTGCCAGAAGGCAAAATGGCAGGAAATTCAATGATTTCCCAATCATCTACCCCCGATTTATCAGAAGATTTAAGGATTTGACCCGTCAAGTCTCTTTTAGACCATCGGGTCATAACAATAATGATGGCTCCCCCAGGCTGTAAACGCTGCCTTGGGCCTGATGTGTACCACTCATACACGTTATCAAAGACCGCAGGGTTGCCCTGTTTGGCTTCTTGTTCACTATGAGGGTCATCAATGATCAAAAGATCAGCGCCCTTGCCTGTTACAGCCCCTCCCACCCCAATAGCGAAGTAATCCCCTCCCTTGTCAGTGTTCCATCTTCCTGCTGCCTTTGAATCACTTGACAACTTCATATCAAAGACTTTTGCGTACTGCTCTGACGAGACTAAATTCCTGACCTTCCGCCCAAAACCTACAGCTAGTTCTGCCGTGTGAGCTGTCTGAATGATCTTCTTTTCAGGAAACTTCCCCAAAAACCAAGAAGGAAGCAAAAAGGACGCAAACTCCGACTTTGTGTGTCGGGGCGGCATATTGATGATCAATCGCTTTAAATCTCCCGATGCCACCCTCTCAAAAGCATCCGCCATGATTTGATGATGCTTACCCGATATAAATATCGGCCACATCTGCTGAACAAAGAAAAGATAGGACTCCCTACACCTCTCAACCCGATCCATCTCCATAAGAGCAAAGATCTTGTTCCGCTCAGCTTCCGGAACCTTGTCCACAATAGACAAGTACCCCGAAATCTCTTTCTTCGTTAAAAGAGTCATAAGCTGGCTATCTCGTTGACAGACTTGTCCACCAACTTAATAGAGTAATACTTCCTTGTCCTAGTCTCCAAATGACCCTCCTTCTCTAACCTCATCACAATCCTATGCATGTTTGCCCTGGACTTCATCTTCAACCCACTTGCCAAAACCGCATAGGAAGGCCCAACCCCATGGATCTTTGTGTAAGCCCTGATGAAGTCCAAAACAATTTTCCACCGATCAGTCATCTTTAAATCTTGTCACCTTTAAACAAGCATAGCATACAAGTGTATGTACATACAAATGTTTCCTAAAATTTTATGTAGGGGGGGGTGTTTTTGAGGGGGAGATGATGGGGGGGGTCTGGGGGGAGATGTTTTGTAAGAGTGGATTAGAGCGTTACAGTTGGACGGGTGACCGGTAGTACAAAAGGGTCTCCCCCCGGTGGGTGGGGCTCCGCCGTTCCCCTTTTTTCACCTCCTAACCCGTCTTCATCGGCTTGACGTTGTCCAGCAGGCGCAGGTGACCGGACAATTCTTTCTTGAGTTGGTCGGCGGTTACGGGCTCGGGAGCGGTGGCGGCGGCCTGTGTAAACGCCCCTGATGCTTTGCCTAGAAGCTCGAGCGCTTTGAGTCTTGAGCCTTCTTGGTTGCTTTCCCTTGCTGCCGTAACCAGAGCCCGCATCACCCATCGCCTCGTTGCCGCTAGATCATCCGCCAGCACTTCGACCGTCTGACCCCAGGCATCATTCAGCATCCTGACGACTTTGGGATGTTTGCTTAGCTTATAGGCCGCAGCCGCCACGCTTGCATCGTTTGACCGATCCATCGGGTAAGCCTCCCGATACGCCTGTCTCATAGGTAAACCCTGGATGATTCCTGTCGCGAATTGATGCTGCGGAGCAGTCAGAGGTTTGAGCCTTGCAGCAAGACTTCCCACTCTTTG